AGATGTAGTTGAAATTGAAAACCAAATATGGGTATACTACAGAAAATACAATTCTCATCCGGACGATTGTAGAGAATTTAGTTGCTTTAAAGAAAGTTTTTTAATAAGATTTACAAAAATAATAAATGAATAATCTCGTCGAAGTATATTGGAAAAATCAGAGCAATACCTGGTGGAATGAAACCTGTGCAAATATCATTGAAGTATTTGGTTTACCGGGTAATAGGTACAGCACCGAAGTCAGTGCAGATAGTATGAAATTTTTTTTCGTCGATGACAAAGATGCTTTTATGTGTAAAATAATGATAAGCGATCAACTATGAAATTTTTTGTTGGATTCGTTGTTGCCTGTGCAGCATGGATTCTAATTATATTTCTTTCAAACTTAGAAATAAGTCACTATAGGGTTTATGACTGTGGAATGGCAGAATGGCACCCTGATATTCCGGCACGAGTGAAAGAAGAATGTAGAAGAAGAGCATATGAGGAGTGGAAAAATGAGCACCAAAAAAGAACAATCTAAATCTTGGATTTTGACAGTAGAAGAAGACCCAGATACAGGTGACGGAATATTAACTTTTCCGCAGGACCTTCTTGATGAGACTGGTTGGAAAGAAGGCGATACCCTTGAATGGATTGATCTCGAAAACGGGGCTTGGCAATTAAAGAAAAAGGTAGTATAATAATATTATGGAAAAAATTAAACTAGCAGAACTATTTTACAGTATACAAGGCGAAGGACGTTATATGGGTGTTCCTTCGGTATTCATGCGTACTTTTGGATGTAACTTTAAATGTGCCGGCTTTGGTATGCCTCAGGGAGAACAAAGTATCGAGGCAGATACTGTTGCTCAAAAAATTAATCTCTATCAAACCTACGAAGAACTTCCGTTAGTATCTACAGGTTGTGATAGTTACGCATCATGGCATCCTGCGTTTAAACATTTAAGTCCGTTTTATTCTCCAGACGAAATAGCAGAAAACATTATGAAGATTCTTCCGTATGGAAAGTGGGAAGATGAACATCTTGTTATTACGGGAGGTGAGCCTTTACTAAAATGGCAAAACATTTATCCGGAACTTTTAAATCATCCTAAAATGCAGAATCTCAAAGAAATTACTTTTGAAACTAACGGAACTCAAAAACTCACAAGCGAATTTAAAAATTATCTTATAAATTGGGGCATGGAACATAGAGGTTATCATAAGTTAACTTTTAGTGTAAGTGCTAAACTAAGTTGCAGTGGTGAGGCTAGAGAAATTGCTATTAGGCCAGATGTAGTAAGAGAATACGAAGAAGTAGGGTATACCTATCTGAAATTCGTTATTGCTACTGAAGACGATGCTGAGGAAGCATTAGAAACTTTAGATATTTTTAGGGCGGAAGGATTCAGCGGTCCTTGTTATTTAATGCCTGTGGGCGGAGTAGAGAGCGTTTACACTTTGAATAACCGTCGAGTAGCAGAACTGGCTATGAAGAATGGGCTTAGATATTCTGATCGACTACAGGTACCACTATTTAAAAACGAATGGGGGACTTAATGAAAGTTATTAAAAAATTATTTGGTTTAGATAAGATCGAAGCCAATATTGAAGAAGCAAGACAGGCATTAGAAAAAGCAAATCAACTTAAAGAAGAAGCCGAAAAGAATCTCGCAGAGATCGCCCAAGAACAAGAATTGGCTAAACTAACTCCGAAAGATCGGGCTAGTCGTAAGAAAGAACCTTTGGGTCGGTGTATTAAATACGCATGTTAATCAAGACAATATCAGAAATGGGTTTTTCGAACTTGACTGGAACGACTATTTTGTGCTAAAATTAAAGCAAGAAGGTTATGGTGCAGACGGTGATTTGGATGAAGAAATTGTTGATCGCTGGTTCCGTGAACTATGTGCCAATGTTGTAGTAGATGGCGATTTTGGTGGCCCTGTTAATACAGGTTCTTTAGACGTACAGACAGTTGTAAAGAAGAACAAATGACATATATTTTAGTTGATACTGCTAACACGTTCTTTCGTGCTAGGCATGTTATTAACGGCGATGCTGATATCAAACTCGGTATGGCTTTTCATATCACCCTAAATTCTATTCGCAAAGCATGGCAGCAGTTTAACGGCAGTCATGTTATATTCTGCTTAGAAGGCAGATCTTGGCGCAAAGACTATTATGCACCATATAAGCGTAATCGCTCAGATGCTCGTGCCGCATTAAATGAACGTGAGCAAGAGGAAGATCGTGTATTTTGGGAAGCCTTTGATAAATTTAAAGAGTTTATAACCGATAAAACAAACTGTACGGTTCTTCATAATTCACAACTAGAAGCAGATGATCTTATCGCAGGTTGGATACAAGGTCACCCTGATGATAATCATGTAATTATTTCTACAGATACAGATTTCGTTCAACTTGTTGCACCTAATGTAAAACAATATAACGGAGTGATGGAGCATACAATAACACATGAAGGGATCTTTGATGACAAAGGTAAACCAGTCATCGACAAGAAAACAAAAGAAGCCAAAGCAGCACCTAATCCCGAATGGCTCTTGTTTGAAAAATGTATGCGTGGTGATACCAGTGATAATGTCTTCTCAGCGTATCCAGGTGTGCGTACTAAAGGCACAAGCAAAAAAGTGGGTCTTACTGAAGCGTTCGAAGATCGTAAAAGCAAAGGATTTGCGTGGAACAATCTCATGCTACAGAGATGGACTGATCATGAAGGCAAAGAACACAGAGTGTTAGAAGATTATGAACGTAATCGCAGACTGATCGATCTTAGTTATCAACCAGAGCACATTAAAGAAATTATTAAAAGTACGATTTCAACAGCGGTTAATTCTAATAAAAATATTAGCCAAGTCGGCATTAGGTTGATGAAATTTTGCAATCTCTATGATTTGAAAAAAATCTCGGAGCAGGCACAGAGTTATGCCGAACCCTTAAACGCGAGGTACACACTATGACAGACTTACATGCAAAGCCAATTATCGATAATAAATTTTGGATCGTGGAAAAGGACGGTGCAAAATTTGCTACGCTGAGAAAAAGTGACGATGATCGGTTCGTCTTAAGTAACGAAACAGGTATTAAAATTTATGACACTAAAGAAAGTTTAACAAAACAGTTTGGGAAAGATTTTTTCGTAGCGAAGATTATCAAAGAAGCCGACGATAATCAACCAAATGAAGTACATGGATATAGTACAAGTACATCGCCGCATAATGCTATGTTTGATATCAAAAGAAAACTTCCTTTGTTTACAAAAAGCGGTGATTCAAAAAGTTTATACTGCGCTGGTTACTATGTTATTCGTTTCGACAAAGGTTGGGTAAAATCATTTTGCCCTAAATTAATTACTCTCCAAAGATACGAATTTAGAGGACCATTTAAAACCGAACTAGAAATGAAACAGGTGCTATCTAATGTCTCAAAATAATATACCGGTTAAACTGCCGGCAATAGAAAAACTTATAACAAGAATAAATTCTGCCGAAAAAACCAATCAAAAAGAAGTTAAATTGACAATGCAAGAATCTAAGGACATTGTATACGAATTGGCTATCTTAACATCTAGGCTAGGACTCACAGTTCAAGAAATACATAAAATGTTATCAGAAATACGCGAATCTGCAACAAAGATAGACGTTAAATTCGACGGCGGAACTTTTTAAAAGACATAAATATATACGTGGTTTATTAGGAACACGTATATAATGAGCAGACCAAAGCCTAAAGTAATTCTTGAATTCGTTAACAAAGAAAACTTTAAGATCGAACAGATACTTGAAAGCGATGCTATTTGGGCAGTATTTTATCAAGGGCAACCTTTCAATTTGAAGAGTGGAAGTATTGTAGCGGCACAACCGGGACCGAAATATAAAAAGGTATCATTTTCTAATCCAGGTCATGCATATAACCTTGCAAAAAAATTAAACAAACTTTTTAAAACTCAAGATTTCAAAGTTTATAAACTCACATCCGGTCAAGTTGTGTAATGGATCTCAAGGAAGAATATACAAAAACTTTTTTAAAAGCAGCAGGTCTTGATGTAGACCAAAATATAATTAAAACACACCGAAGTAAATGGTGGCACAATTTAAGATCAAAAACATCAGGCGGGCTTCGGCTGACTACAGAAGCATTAGAATTTATTACAGATCGAGCAGACATCAAAACATACGATGTTCCTATTCCTAAAGAAATAAAAATAACACCTCAAATTTTTATTTGGTTAGATCAATTTATCAATTCTCCTTATCATATTACAAAAACAAATATTACAGTTCTATCTGAAAAAGCAGCATTTGAATTATATTTGTTTTCGGGCGATGTTGAAAAATTAGGTCAATCAAAAGCCATGGCGAAAAGACTTCGCTCAGATCTTGACGATTCAGAATAACCTCACTATAAATATTTCATGATAGAATTCAACCCTTTAAATATCTTAGACGAAAGAAAATTGGATCGAATTCCACCTCATTTTTCAAAAACAAGAATAAGTGAGTATGAAATTTCGCAAGATATCGAAAATTGGATTATGGGTAAATGTAAAGGTAGATTTGCTTTTGGAAAAGATTCGTCTTCTGAAAGTTATATCAAAAATAGATCTCATAACTTTGTTGGGTTTGAAGATGAAAAAGAACTGACATACTTTATGTTAGCATGTCCATATCTTAGGAGATAGAAATGACAGACGTAAATGAAAACACACAAACACCAGCAGCACCGGCTGCAGAACAAACACAGACAGTAGCAAATGGATCACCCCAAGGCCCAGACCTTAATCTTAGTGATCTTAACTCGATTAAAAGCATCATCGATGTTGCATCACAGCGAGGAGCGTTTAAAGCCAACGAATTAGAATCAGTTGGTAAAATTTATAACCGCCTCAGTGCCTTTTTAGACTCTGTGGCTAAAAAGGAACAGTAAAATGAAAACCATCAAACACATCGGCCGTATGAAAAATACGGGTGCAAAAGTCATTGTAGTATTTAGAGTTCTACCTGGAGAATCAAATCATGCCCTAGTTCTTCCAGTGGCAGGTTTATCAGACTCATATCACGATGCAATCATGCAGGTGCTAGAAAGTGATCAAGGACAAGAGGTATACGAATTTGGCGAAATTATGCACATTAGACATTTTCCAGACGGACGTCCAATGCTAGTTGCTATGCAACAAGATAATAGGATGCAGAAAGTTGTAACCGATAGTGTTATTATGATGCCGACTCACACTAAAGACATTCCCTTAAGCGACTTAAATGTACTGATAGCAGAACAAAAGAACGTTGCAGTTGATGATCTTCCATTCTTAGTAAGTGGTGCTAGACCAAAAGACATTCAAGAAAAGAAAAAATCCGAAACTGTCACAGTTGATCCCGTTAAAGCACCAGGAAACGAACCTCTCAGCGATAAAGATCTTGCTAGGAGTTATCGCAGCCAAGCCGATGCAATGTATAAAGAAGCGGCCAGACTAAGAAGAGAAGCAGACGATCTAGACCCTCCTCAGAAGAAAACTGTTTCGAAGGTAAAAGAAGAAGCAGGTGCCTAAACGTCTTTTTAGATCGCCTGCTGACCTAGTCAAACAATGGCCGGAAGTATTCGAAGACCTTTACATTAATACCATGCCTGTAGCATATCTCGAAATGCTACGTTTAGAATTTCATAATGGAAGAATTTGGGAAATTGATGTAATGGACTATGCAGGCGAACTAGATCCAAACAGAATAGTTGACATTCTCCATGAATACGAAGCAGAAATTTCTAAAATTGATTTTAGAATAAATGTTGATAAACTTAAAGAAGATATCGACAAAGCCACTAAAAAGATTTTATAGCAGGAATTATAATTTCTTTAGCCCAGGCAGCATGTCCTGCATCATCATAATGCCCGCAAACCATTTTTGTTGCGGGATATTTTTTGTCTAGCCAATTGGAAAATGATTCATTTAACCACTTGTCTTTATGAAACGAATTTAACAACTCAAATTGATCATATAATTTCTTATCCTTAAATTGAGTTTCCCACCAAGAACCATAAGAATCCGAACACACGTATCCAAAAAAATTAATTTTATGTAAAGTTAAAATTGATGTAATAGCAGATTTATATCCCAACCAATTTCTGATCCAGTGATCGTCGCCGGTTAACATATAAAAACTTTGTAATAATTTATTTTTATTTTTATTATGTCCATCAAAATATCCCGGACCGTGAATACGATATGTCTTTAGTTTTTCGTTTTCATCAGTAATCAAACTGAATCTATGCATTTGTCCAGGCAATTGCACAATCACTAAATCATCTTGCTTAGATTCTTTTATACAATATTCTAGTATATCATAATACATCAAATCAATACCGGAACCTGCTTTGGAATGATTGATAACTTCAATGTCTAAAATTTTAGAAACTATAGAGGGCCAAGAGAATTGACTGGGTTTATCCATGTCGTTAATAGTCCAATCTGCAAGACCGTGCCCTACCGAATGGCTAGTTCCGAAAATCACAATTCTTTTAATCATACCATTGTTCTTTTAATCTCTTTCTTTCTTCTAAAAATTCTAAATTTGTCATATAAAAAATTTTTTTATCTAACTCTACCCTGTTAAACATATTACAAATATTTTTATCTAAAGTTAGATTTATATCGTACTCTATATATATTATTTTTTTTAATCTGTCGTTCCCTATAAAAAAAATAGTGCCATCAGGCAATTTCATTTCCACACGGTTTAATATTCCTGCAGAATAATCAATTCTATCAATATTAGATCTATACTCAAGATGCGGTGAAAGTGCATTATAAGGACTAAAAACTACAGGTACATCTTTAGTCACAGGTTTTAAATTTTGAAATACTTTATATCTCATAACCTCCATATTCTCCAAAGGCACCTGTGAAAAAATTATTGATTTAATATCTGTTTTACCATGCATAATAGAACCTACTATTCTATTAAATCCCGGGTGAATAAACCATCTATTTGATACTGTAAAATAATTAACTGTAACAGGATCAATTAATTCATCTGCAAAAACATAGCAATTAAATAATTTTGTAAGATTCTTTTTACTATGAATTACTCTATCAAAAA